CTTTCTCACCAGGCACAACACTAGGCGCTGCTGCTTTGAACAGTGCCTTTAACGCCCTTGTGATCAACGCACAGACAGGCACAACGTACACACTGGCCGCAACAGATGCCGGCGGTTTAGTCACCGCAGCGAACGCTTCAGCGATCACGGTGACGGTTCCCACCAACGCCGCTGTTGCTTTTGCTATCGGCACTCAAATAGGTGTGCTGCAAACCGGCGCCGGTCAAGTGACGTTCGTGGGTGCTGCCGGCGTAACAGTCAACTCATTTAACTCTGCACTCAAAATGGTCGGCAACGGTGGCCTTGCTGTGCTGGTGAAAACCGGCACGAATACTTGGCAGGCTGCCGGGGCGCTGACAATATGAGTCTTTTGCTGCTTGCTGCTGCATCCCTGCCATTTAACAATGCGACCGGCGGGACGGAAACAACCGTGTCCAATTACAACGGCACCGGCGAGACGTGGAAAGTCCATTCGTTTACTTCAACAGGGACACTGAGTGTCACCAAAGCATCGCAAGCCTTTGCCGTGCTTGTCGTTGGTGCTGGAGCGTCGGGTACAGAGAACGGCGGCAACGGGGCGCAAGTACAGGAGAACCTTTCGACAACTATTGCATCTGGCGATACAGCGGTGACTGTTGGCGTGGGGACGGATTCTGCTGGGTCTGCTGGCGGCAACTCGTCGCTAGGAGCCATTCTTACCGCCAACGGTGGTTCTGGAACTGGCTCTGGCAACACGGGTGGCGACTTCCCAATCTACAACGGTGGGTCGGGCGACGGTGGAGCAAACACGACTGCCAACAGCACTGGAGCGTCGGGACAGACTTCATCAGTGTCGGGTACCAGTACGGGCTACGGCGGCGGTGGCGGTGGTGGCGCTCTAAACAACACGCCCGGCAACGGCACCGACGGTGGTGGTAACGGTGGCAACTCTGTGCGCGGGCAAAACGGTGCCGCCAATCGTGGTGGTGGCGGCGGCGGCGGTCAGTTTGTTACTCCGCGTCACGGCATCGGTGGCTCTGGTGTTGTTGTTGTTGCGTATCAGATCGGCTAAGCAATTCCGACTTTTCCCAATGCACAAATTTAGGAGACAAACATGGCAGGTGCATCTGTTTACCCAGGCGCGTTAGATAACTTCGCTGAAGCATCACCCACCAACCTTGGGGACAACGATTCGACAGGGCGCACACACAGGGAGCGTCACGATGATGTTGAAGCTGCCGTTGAAGCGGTGCAGGGTGAACTAGGACTAAACCCATCAGGGGACTTCGCCACGGTGCGCGCACGACTTGATGATCTTGACGAGGGCTTTGGTAACACGTCATCTGTGACGTCAACAACGCCGGCAACAGGGTCAAAGGTGTTTGTTGTTGACCGCATCGGCTCATACGTTGTTGGTTCCTATGTTGTCATTTCATCCCTTGCCGATCCTCTCAACATTTTCATGGTGGGGAAAATCTCGGCAATAAGCGGGTTGAACATTACTGTCCTAGTGGAGTCAGCGCAAGGCGCTGCTGCTGCTGACTGGGTGTTTTCTTTGACCGGGCCACAGCCAACACTTGCACAGGTCATCAACGTGAACACATCGTCACCAGCCCTGCGTGTGACGCAAACGGGCACTGGTGACGCGCTGCGGGTGGAGGATTCTGCCAATCCTGACAGTACACCGTTTGTTGTGAACGCGAACGGCAATGTTGGTATAGGTACGAGTAGTCCGGGCGGAAAATTGGCCGTTTCGGTGGATACTGGAAAAGATGTAGTTGCAGGCCTTACAACAACGCCCGCTATTACTTACCGTAATGGCTCTGGAGCATGGTTTCATGCGGGAAAGCACCCAACGAGTGATTATTTTTCTATAAGCCAAGGTGTTACCCCCAGTACGACAGACAGTTTGGTAGTCACTTCCGCTGGCAATGTTGGGATAGGTACGAGTAGTCCGGCACAAAAACTGCATGTAAACGGTGCGAGTGGTAACGTTGTAACTAGAACACAATCGGGCTCGGGAACGATCGACGTAATCCACAATGGTTCAAATGCTTTCCTTATCAACAGCACTGGTGCTCTCAGCATTTGGGCCAACAACACGGAACGCATGTTGATAAACAACGCTGGCCTGATCACTGGCACGGGCACTTCCCTTGGTGCGTGGACGGCATACACGCCTACGTTGGGCGGTACGGGTTGGGCATTGGGTGACGGGAGTATTGCTGCTTTTTATTGTCAGATTGGCAAGATTGTTCATTTTCGATCGTATATTCTTTTCGGCTCAACAAGCACTTTCGGTTCAACTGCGTTTACTCAAACGCTTCCGGTGAATATAAATGCAGCCTATTTACCCGGTGGTTCCGATTTCGCTGGTGTTGCTGTTGATGTATCAACAGCCAATCGTTACACGATTCACGGAGAATACATTGGAAGCAATGTTCTCCGCATGAGAACAGAGGCATCTCCGTGGGGAGACATGGTTGCCGCAAGTCCTTTTACTTGGGTAAATGGTGATTACATATTTATTCGCGGAACCTATGACGCAACCTAGAAAATGATTGAGGACAACATGATTGAGGAAACAATGACTGACACAATCGAAAACCCTGAAACAGAAACCCCTGCCCTCAGCATTGAGGACATTGAGGCAATGCTTGCGCAGCAGTTCCCACCGCTTGCACCTGTTGAACCGTTCGCTGGTGATGACAAGGCCACATGGGTGTACTGGTCGGACATGGACACCGCTGAACGTGGTGTCCCTGACGAATGGGTGTGGGAACGCTTGCGTAACAAGCGTGATGCGCTTCTCGCGGAGTGTGACTGGCGTGTTGTCGCTGACGCACCATGGGATCAAGCGCCGTGGGTGGCATACCGTGAAGCGTTGCGTGACCTACCTGACAACACGAAAGACCCACGCAAAGCAGTCTGGCCTGTCACGCCATGAGCCACGACAAACTATGCATGCACGGTCTTAACGGTGTCTGCATTTGTGGATCGTTGTACATGGCGCGGCGTGAAGGCGTGAGTAAGCCATGACCGCCGGCGAGATCATCAGCCTGGTTGCAGTTTCCCTGTCTATTGTGACGGCGGTTCTGGGCGGGTTGATGTGGGTGATTAAGGCGCAGGTGACGCACATGCGTAAAGACCTGTTGCCTAACGGCGGCAGCTCAACGAAGGATCAACTTAACCGCATCGAGCGTGATGTCATTGAAGTCAGGCACAAGGTTGACGATCACATCACTTGGCATTTGAAAGATTAAGCAATGCCCCGCAATTGCATTCACAGGGCATAGGTGTTGGAAATCTTTAACGTGGAATAAAAATAACTGTGTTCCATGTTAAACGCAAAAATCGCATTCAAGCCCCTCCAAATGTCGCACAGACAAGGCATAGACCCTGTTAATGCGAAGCACAAGACGCACAACTGAACAGCAACACCAACCGGCCACCTGAACAGGGTGGCTTTTTTGATGAAGGGATGCATCATGTTTAGCAAAGTATTTGCAAAGACCACAGCCGAACGCGCAATCCGCACGGCAGCGCAGGCGTTGCTTGCGCTTTGGGCAACAGATGTCAGCGGCGTGTTGGAAGTTGATTGGGTGCAGGCTGGCAGCGTTGCAGCCCTTGCAGCTTGCATGTCAATCCTGATGTCAATTGTTGCCACCGGCACCGCCGACAAAGGCACGGCCTCGTTTGTGAGCGAGGACAGCAATGAAGGTTAAACCTGCGCGCCTAGTCAATAAGTTAAAAGCACACAAGGTCAACTTCACTCTTGTGCCTGGGTGGTCATCGTCAAAGATTGATCCTTATAAAAACACCAGCGATTTCAAAGGCGTGTTGCTACATCACACCGCCGGCACAAACTCGTTGAATTACATTGTCAACACAAACCCATACGCCCCTGTCCGCGCTTGTCATTTCCTTGTGCAGCGTGACGGCAAGGTTCAGGTTGTCTCTGGTGTTGGCGCCTACCACGCCGGCAAAGGTGGGGCGTACAGGTTCAATCGTTTCGTGACCATCCCCAAAGATCAAGGCAACCGCTACCTGTACGGCATTGAGATTGAATCCATGGGCACCACGGCCACTATCGGCAAGGGTCAGGGTGCAATCAACATTGAGCAGGTCATCAGCACTGCGTTGCTCACAGCGGCGTTGCTTAACGCCATGCGGCCAACGTGGAAGTCACTGCCGGTTTCGCGGGTTATCCGTCATCGCGATTGGACAACGCGCAAGCCCGATTTGAAGCAAGACCTCGACTGGTGGCATCAGGTTGTTGGGATTGCCCGGCGCAATCGTAAGGACAGCACTAAGGCTGAAGCGGAGATCCGCGCATTTGTAAAGGCGCACCCTAAAGGGATTCTGTAATGGCTCTAGATGCCAAGTTCACCCAGGCTAAGACGGCACGCAAAGGCCCACCATGCACGGTGGGTTTGCTGATGGACTTTATGACCGAGGATGACCGGGCGGCGCTGGTTGCTGCACTTGCTGATCCTGCCATTGAGTCGCGCACAATCTGGCGCGTACTCGTTGATGAAGGTCACGAAATAAGCGACACACCGATTGGCCGACATCGAAGAGGGATGTGCCTATGCTCACGCAAAGACTCGCAGAATTAGCCAAGGCACCGAAAGTATTAACGTGGGACATTGAAACCTCACCCGCCATCGTTTATTCGTGGGGATTGTTCGGGCAGGATCACAGCGTTAGTCAAATCATCGAACCGTCACGGGTGTTGTGTTTCGCAGCTAAATGGTTGGACAAGAAAAGCACCGAGTTTTATTCTGGGTTTCACACCAGCCGTGAAGACATGATTGCGCAAGCGTGGCGGCTACTTGATGAAGCCGACATTGTTGTCAGTTACAACGGTATCGGTTTCGATACCAAGCACATGAATCGTGAGTTTCTACTGGCTGGCCTTGGCCCTGTCTCACCTTTCGTTGACATTGACTTGCTGAGAATCAACCGCGCAAACTTCAAATTCCTGAGCAATAAACTTGGCTACGTCACCGAGGCTGTCGGGCTGCCCACCAAGTTAGAAACTGGCGGCATGGAGTTGTGGAAACAAGTGCTGGCAAATGATCCGGCGGCGTGGGCAAAGTTTAAGCAGTACAACATTCGTGACGTCGTTGTCACTGAGAAACTTTATTTACTACTGGCACAGGGTGGTTGGATCAAAGGTGTTCATGCCGGTTTGTTTAACGGCAACATGACCACCTGCCATTCATGCGGCAGTTCTGACCTGACCCCGGTGGGCGTGATCTATGCGCGTTCGAGTGCATGGCCAAAGGCGCTGTGTGTCTGCGGTGTGTTCAACAAAGTGCTTGGCAACGGTCAAACGAGGGCTTGCTAATGGACATCATCACCGAGCGCGGCAAAGACTACGGCGCAGCCAGCGTGAACCTTCAACGCACCGCTGACCTATGGAGTGCATTTCTTGGCACCGAAATCACGGTGGAGCAAGTCTGCGTGTGCATGTCGCTGGTGAAGATTTCACGCATGGCGGCAGGGCGCAAGGACGACAATTACCTTGATGCACGGGCGTACTTGCAACTGGCGCAAGACCTAGGCAAACTGTGAAAATACATCTGACCGTTGGTGATCTCAGCGTCAAAGTCACGGACTGCGATTACACCAAACGCGAAGTGAAAGAACTGCTGAAGTCAATGAGCAGCATCTACCTGGCAATCGTTGAAGCATCAGCGCCAGCGCCTGCGCCCGAACCTAACCCCATTGGCTTTGCCGCTTACTTGGAGCGCGCACCCGAGATGCCTACCGAGGACTATTTCACAGACGATGAGGAATAAAACTTGACCCCTGTGGCTGGCGACCCC